GGGGTGCAGGGTGTAGGTGCAAAAGCAAAAACTAAAAAGAAAGAGACTTCCAAAGAAGATGCTGTCCCTCTTGTAACTCTGGAGGGTGACAGGATGTATCCTGAGCAGGCAAAGAAGTACTGGGCAAAAATTAAAAAAATAGCTTCCTGATGGATGCACATCAGTTAGCCAGTCTTTTACAAAAACGTCTTCGTGATTACCTCAACGAAGGGGCAGATCATTTGGCTACAGGAGGCGCAAAGGATTTCGGGGAATACCAGCGTATGGTTGGACGTATTGATGGTATAGCCCTTGCAGAACGTGAGCTTCTCGACATTGTCGGTGTTGACGAGGAAGAGGAGTAGCGCAGGGGAATCGTTGCCCCCTTTTATGCAACGCAGATAAAAGGTGAGTTATGTCAGAAGTGGTTGAGTTAAAGAAAGAACCAACTCAGCTTCCTGATCCACAGGGGTACAGGTTGTTGATTGGTCTTCCTGAAGTGGAGGAAAAGACTGCTGGCGGTATTATAAAAACCGACCAGGCGAGAGAGAATGAGGCTGTGTCCAGTGTCTATGGATTGGTGTTAGCAATGGGACCTGATGCTTATGCAGATAAGAAACGGTTTCCATCGGGACCTTGGTGCAAGAAAGGTGACTTCGTTATCTTTAGAGCGTTTCAAGGAACACGTATTAAAATTCATGGTAAAGAGTTTCGTCTTATTAATGACGATTTAGTTGAAGCAGTGGTAGATGATCCACGCGGATATACGAGGGCATAATGATTGAAAAAGAAACGGCAGTCGCAGCCGAAAGCGATATTGAAATTGAAGTAGTAGATGATACGCCTGAAGAAGATAAAGTTTCCCCGAAAGATGCGGAAGCCGCGGCAGACTTTGATATCTCGGAAGAGGAGATAGGGCAGTACTCGGATCGGGTACAGAAGCGTATCAAAAGACTGAAGTACGAGTTTCACGAGCAACGCCGTGCGAAGGAGGTGGCGCAAAAAGAAAATCAAGAAGCGCTGGCTCATGCTCAAAGAATGTTAGCGGAAAACCGTGATTTAAAAAATCTTATACAGCAAGGAAATCAAGCGCTGTTTAATGCCACGGAATCTAAAGCTAATACGGAACTTCAGATGGCAGAAAAAGAATTTAGAGAAGCTTATGATGCTGGAGATACAGATCGTATTGTAGCTGCTCAAAAGCAGATTAATGATGCACAGTATTCTCAGAAAAGGGTAGAGGAGGTGCGTCCTCCTAAAGAACAATCGCAGGTTGCAAATCCGCAACCGCAACCTCAACAGCAACAACAGTATGTTGCCCCGCCTGATCCTAGGGCTATTGAATGGCTTAGGCAAAATGAATGGTTTGGCAAGGATACAGAAATGACCGCAGTAGCGTATGCGGTTCATGACAAGCTTATTAAAGAAAGAGTTGATCCACGAAGTGAACACTATTATGAACGAGTGGATCAGAGAGTTAGGGAAGTTTTTCCTGACCGTTTTGAGGATGGAGCTTTAGAGAAAGTTGAAGTTCCCCGCAAATCCGTGGTGGCTCCAGCGACACGAAACGCTAAGACCCCACGCAAAGTAACGCTTAACAATCATCAGGTTAATCTCGCCAAAAAACTTGGTATTACTGTTGAGCAATATGCAAACCAAATAGCAAAGGAAATGGCGCATGGAAGATGATTCTCGGACTCGTAGAGAGCATGAAACTCGTGATGTAGAGTCACGCAAAGAAACTGGGTGGGTTCCACCATCAATATTACCTAATCCTGATCCGCAAGAGGGATGGGTATTTAGGTGGGTTCGTACCTCTGTGATAGGTCATGCAGACAATACTAATGTTTCTAAAATGTTTAGGGGTGGATGGGTTCCATGTAAAGCGGAAGATCATCCTGAACTATGCATCCAGTCTGATGTAGATTCGCGTTTTGGCTCGGATGGAAACATCGAAGTAGGGGGATTGCTTTTGTGCAAGATGCCTGCGGAGACTAGTAAGAATAGAGCAGATCATTACAGAACTATTGCTGATCAACAGATGGCAGCAGTGGATTCAAATTTCATGCGGGAACAGGACCCTCGTATGCCTCTCCTTAAACCTGAGAGGAAGACAAGGGTAGATTTTGGCAAAGGAGGGCAATAGCTCTCCGCATTTTATAAGGAGAAAGTGAATCATGGCTGGTTCAGTACAAGCTCCTTATGGGATGGTTCAAGTCGGAATACTGGGTCAGGGATACAATACAAGTGGTCAAACCATGTATCCTTTGGGTTCCAATAACACTAACGCAATTTATTCAGGTCAGCCTGTACATTTTGCTGCTGGTGTTACAACTGCTATTGCAGCTACCCCTACGACTACGTTTTCGGCAACGAATACTCCTATAGGGATAGCCTGTGGTTTTCGTTATATTGACGGAAGCACAGGAGCACTTACGTTTTCTAATCATCTTGTAGCAAGCGCGATGACTGCCAGTGGACATAGTGATGTTCAAGTTTTTGTCTGGGACAATCCTCGTGCTGTCTTCAAGGTACAGTCAGATGCAGCAATGACTTCGGCAGATGCAGGGAAAAACTCTGCTTTGACGAACATTACTTCTGTTAATACTTTGGATTTAAGTAAACAAAGTAAAATGACAGTTGACGCTGATGCTGCTACAACCGCAACCCTAGCTGTTCGTATTATTGGGCTATTTGATGCGCCTAATAATAATTGGACTGATACATATCCTGATGTTCTTGTTACATGGAACCCAGGTGTGCATCAGTACGATACGAGCACATTAGCATAAGGAGGCTGAGAAATGGCTATTTCACGAGCACAAATGCTGAAGGAGCTGCTTCCTGGTCTCAATGCTTTGTTTGGTTTGAGTTATGAAACCTACGAAGATGAGAGTGCAGAAATCTATGAGACTGAAACTTCTGATCGTTCATTCGAGGAAGAAGTAAAGTTAACGGGTTTCGGGCAAGCTCCTGTTAAACCAGAAGGCGAAGCTATTGCTTACGATACTGCAAGCGAAAGCTTTTCCGTCCGTTATAACAATGAAACCATTGCGATGGGCTTTGCTATTACGGAAGAGGCAATGGAAGATAACTTGTATGACTCTCTTTCAGCCCGTTATACAAAAGCTTTGGCAAGAGCCATGGCTTATACCAAACAGGTAAAAGCTGCGGTTCCTCTTAACCAAGGTCTTCCAACAACCAACAACTATAACTCAGGTGACGGTGTTTCTCTTTTCAACACTGCTCATCCTACAGTTGCTGGTGGCACGAACTCAAACACTCCAACAACGCAGGCTGATTTGAATGAGACCTCGCTTGAGGCCGCTGTAATTCAAATTGCTGGTTGGGTTGATGAGAAGGGTTTGTTGATCGCTGCCCGTCCTCGTAAACTTATTGTCCCGCCAAACAACATGTTTGTGGCAACTCGTATCCTAGATTCGGATGGTCGCACAGGTACGGCAGATAATGACATCAACGCCATCAAGCACAATGGTACGGTTCCAGAGGGGTATGCAGTAAACCATTATCTTACTGATTCAAACTCTTGGTACATTGTTACTGATGTGCCTAATGGCATGAAACACTTTACTCGTGTTCCTCTCCAGCAGTCTATGGATGGTGACTTTGATACGGGTAACGTGCGTTACAAAGCAAGGGAGCGTTATTCGTTTGGCGTTTCTGATCCTCTCGGAATTTTTGGTTGCGAAGGTGGATCGTAGTATTTGGAGGGGGCGTTAGCCCCCCCCATTTCGTTTGGTTTAGATGAGGATCAGTTGGGATAGCGACCCAGCGCTCGTCTAGGCAAGCTGTAAGGATAAGGGTAATCTGGTTAACCAAAATGGACGGCCC